AAGAACAAAAATGGTGAAGACCATAAGGGAAGAAGACTTTACTCTCGACAGATGGTAGAGTCGGCCGTGGAGATATTCAGTAAGGCTGGACTTCTCAATCTAAAAAGGATAGAATGGCCATTACACCAGCGTGTCTCCACGGATATCGCTGAGGCATGGAGTAGAATCCGTGCACAAGAAACTGAAACGAATGAAAATAAGGAAATAGGAGAATAACAGAAAAATGTCTGTTCAACGTACAGAAGACTACTTGCCTGCAGTAGATGAGTTCGCAGGAAATGACGACCTAAACGCCCGCCCAGAGCAGGCTTCAACAACAGCCGTGCAGTCTGGTTGGGACGCAGCGGAGGCACTCGTTACTAGTAACGGTGACTTTCCTGTTGATTTCAAGTTCAATGACGGTGAGTTCCAGGTCATCAAGTTCATCGACCAAAATGGTCCATTCGCAATCTACCGTCAGCACTTCCTACAACAGAAGGCTATCGGTAAGAAGTCATATGTCTGCTTGGGTTCTAACTGCCCACTATGCCGACTACCAAATAAGCCTGAAGATAAGCGTGGTTTCACTATCGCTAACCTCAGTGCACCAGGCGGAATTCAGCGCCAAGTACTAACAGCAAGCACACGTTTGTACAAGCAGTTGCACCAAGCAGAGTTCTCACCTGCTGGTCCACTAACCAAGAACTATTGGGCAGTGAGCCGTAGCGGAAAGATGCAGCAGACTGTTTATCACCTTACCCCAATCAAAGCCCGCGACCTCCAGGAAGACTGGAATATCAACGCGGAAGAGGCAGAGAAGGCCATAGCTGAGATGGTTCCCTATGATGGCAAGATTATCAAAGAGCACTCATGGGCAGAACTTGAAGAAATCGCTAAGGACCTATTAGCCTAATCTAGGATGCTGAAGGGTCGAGTCGTCTATCCCCTCGACTCGGCTCTTCAGCTTTATTTAAGGGGTATTTATGAACATTATTACAACCACAGAACAGCTCCAAGAGCTTGTGGATTATTATTTAAAGCAAGATGCATTTGCATTTGACGTAGAAACAGTAGGTCCTCGTAGAGGTGTTACTGTCGTTAATGAGGTGCTTTGGATAAGCCTTGCTACTCATGGACGCGGAGATGTAATTCCTATGGGCCACCCATATGGTGAGTTCATTGAAGAGGTATTTCCTCTAACAGGTCAAGGAGAAAAGCGCGTTGCTCAAGGTCTTGAGGCAAGAGAGTCTGACTACTCTAGAGACAAGAAGAAGGCAACTCGTGTCTTTGGCCCTCCTCCACAGCAGTTGTACCCAGCAGAGGTATTCAAGGCATTAGAGCCTCTTATGTTTAACCCTGACATTCTTAAGGTAGGTCACAACTTAGTATTCGACCTTTGCTCTGTAACAAAGTACTTTGGAGGCCGAACTCCAGTTAAACCGTACTTTGACACAATGGTTGGCTCTTTTATCTACGATAACCGCAATAAGAACAAAGTAGGTCTTGATGACTGCTTAAAGCGAGAGCTTGGCTTTGAGATGGAAAAAGGTGTAGGTAAAGAGGTAGAGAAGTATTCGTTCTCAGAAGTAGCAAAGTATGCCTACTTGGATGCTAAGTACACGTTTCTTCTGTGGAAAGCAATTGTTCCTAAAATTGAAGCAGCGGACCTTAACAACATTATGCGCCTAGAGATGGATGTCCTAGAGGTACTCTGCAGCATGAAGCTTGCAGGCGCTCCTATCGATACAGAGGCTTTGCAAGAGCTCAATGACACACTAGAAAAAGACATTGAGATTGCTAGAGGAGAAATCTACAAGATTGCTGGTCGAGTATTTAATATTAATTCAAACAGCGAGAAGCAATATATTCTTTACAGCCCTAAGTCCTCAGGAGGTCGAGGATTAAAGCCTAAGATTCTTACAGGAAAAGGCGAGAAGAAGCAGGCAGAAGGTAAAGAGCTTGACTATATGGACTACTCTGTATCCGCAGAGGCATTAGAGCCATATCGTCAAAAAGATGTATTTGTAAAAGCGCTTCTTGATTACGCTGACTTAAACAAGCTCCTCAGTACCTATGTAATTCCGTATATTGGCGGAGAGGTCACTAGAACAACTGCTGGAAAGTCTAAGACAGAGTACAAAGAGAGCATCCTTATCAACGGTAAGATTCACGGAGATTTTGTACAGCACGGCGCAGAAACAGGTCGTTTCTCTAGCCGTAACCCAAACTTGCAGAATGTCCCGTCTCCAAGCACAGCCCATGGAAAAGCTATTCGTAATCTTTTCTACGCCCCAGATGGGTATAGATTAATCGTAGCCGACTACTCACAGATTGAGCCTAGAGTAATTGCGTCTATGTCTGGCGACCCGATTATGAAGAAGAACTATCTAGAGGGCGGAGACATCTATACAACCGTTGGCGATACCATGGGTGTAGACCGCAAAGCTGGCAAGGTTTTGGTTCTAGCAATGGCATACGGTGTAGGACCAGACAAGATTGCCCGCTCTATCGGATGTTCCATCACAGAAGCCAAGGACTTGCTTACAGACTTTGCAGCCAAGTTCTCATCAGTCAACAAGTACCGCTTAAAGGTGGTTGGGACCACTAGGGCAAAAAAGTATGTAACCACCATCTTGGGTCGACGCAGGTATCTGCCAGAGATTGCATCCCGCGATTTCAGCCTAAAAGCTAGTGCTGAGCGTCAGGCGTTTAATACTCGTATCCAAGGCTCAGCTGCGGACATCATGAAGCTTGCCATGGTACGAGCTCACAGCATGATTCCAAAAGAAGCAAAAATCCTCTTGACTGTTCACGACGAGTTGGTTACGCTAACCCCAGTAGAACTGCAAGAAGAAACAGAAGCAGCAATTCGTGAGGCTATGGAAGGTATTAAACTTCTAGAAGTCCCCCTTATCGCTGACGTAAAAAACGTACAAAGGTGGGGTGAGGCTAAATGAGTTGGTTTGATAGATTCAAGCGTAGTAAAGAAGAGATACACACGGAAACTAGGGACCTTCCTGTTTCTACCCTTGTTCGCTGGTTTCTTTACGACACGGACATAGCAGAGCCAAATCAGGTTGTTTCTTTCCTTGGATTAAACCCTGTAAGCGAAGAGGGTGACTTAAAAGAGATGGAAGACAGCGATGAGAGGCTATTTGCTATTGCTGACATCTTTCCATACCTAGACACTATTGCTGAGATAACCGCTAACTCAATAGTCGCAGCCCAGCTAAGTGAGGCCGGGGAAGAACACGCCGAAGAAGCGCCCTTGCATATTATGATTCCTTTGTATAAACTAATCGCACAGTCCGCACTTGTCAGCGGATTTGCTTCTGCTGTAGAGTTAGGTATACTACAAAAAGATACAGTTACAGCATTGAGCTTTATAGACCGAGAGGATTACGATGAGTAACAATTGGTGGGCTAATAAACTTGGAGCTCCAGCTCCACAGACTCCATCCACACCGCCACAGTCTCCTGTGTACCAGCCTGCAAACCCTTTGCCGGTTCAACAGTCTTACCCACAGTCTTATCAATCAGCACCAATTACGCCTCCTGCAGACCGCTGTCCTGGGTGCGGTAGCAGCAATTATGGCGGTGCAACTCCAGAGGCTCGCAAGCGTTGTTACGATTGCGGTTATCCTATTACTCAGTCAGGTTCTGGCATGGGTAGAGGAGTTATGGGACAAAATGGCTCTGGCGGTACTCCACAGCCTGCTAAGCAGGTACAAAGCGGTGGCTGGAACCCAACAACAATCGTAGATAGGATTTCATGAACGCGGAACTTAACAAAGTACTACAGAAGATTAACAAGGCTTTTGGCGAAGGTACTATCGTATTAGGCTCAGAGATTATCGAGGCTGCTGCCCCATTTACTACAGGCTCTTTAAGCCTAGATGTGGCCATGGGTGGCGGATGGCCCGCCAACCAATGGCATGAAGTTATTGGAGAAGCATCTAACGGAAAAACAGCGATTGCATTAAAGACTATTGCTGCCAACCAAAAGCGTGACCCAGAGTTCACAACTGTCTGGGTTGCAGCAGAGCATTGGGTACCAAGCTACGCTGAGCTTTGTGGAGTAGATGTTTCTCGTGTCTATGTTATTAACACCAACATCATGGAGGAAGCGTATGAGGCAGTCATTAAGGTTGTTGAGAGCAAAGCTGTTGATTGCGTGGTTATCGATTCCCTACCTGCCTTGGTACCTACTACAGAGAATGACAAGGAGATGGAAGAGTCAACGGTAGGTCGTAGCGCTCTTCTAACTAATAAGTTTTTCCGCAAGGTAGGAAAGGCTTCTAAGCGTTCTCTAGTAGAAAGCGAGCGCCCATTTATCGGCATCATGATTAATCAATGGCGTTCAAAGATTGGCGTAATGTACGGAGACCCTCGTACAACACCAGGTGGGCTAGGCA